TACTACGTTGGGTATGCAATTAAGAACGGAGCAGGCGTTACTATGGCCTCAACCATTACCGCCGCGACTGCACTCACAGCAAACTATTGCATGAACGTCGCAATCCCCGCCGCGTGGCAAATCTCCGGCGCAGACGTATACTATGAGTTTTTCATGTCGGCCGACGCAGCACCAAAGCATGTTGGTACAATCTCTGCCGCGAACGTAGCGACGGGTGGGTATTATCAAATCACCACCGCAGAAAGCGCGTTTATTTTAGGAACAGGTGCAGCGTGGACAGTTGATTTGGGTGTTCTCAATGCTACAGGGATGCAAACAAACACAGCGCCATTCGCGCAAAGCACCGCTTATACCCTTGGTTCAATAACACCAGTCGCAACGACGGGATACAACAACGTTGATGTATTCGTAGATGTTTCAGTAACGTCCCTCGGAGTGGTAACGCAACCGTCATTAACATTGCTTCCCGTTTTCTTAGACGACAAAGGCGGCGTTAACTACTATGTGGGGGCCCCGTTAACCGTCAGTATTGAAGGCGGAGTATTGGGACAGGCGAAAAGACAGGTGTTTAACCTCACTACAAACGGCGCGATTATGGCGATCATCGTTGCGAATATTCAGAACGTGACCGTTAATAGTATTAACATAACGCCAACGAGCGTGGTTTAAATGACAGCACATCGACCGATGGCGAGTTTACCGAGGGGGTTACAACCTCAGATGCGGTCGCAGTTAAACGCGGCGTTTATACCGCGCGTTGATTGTATGTCGTTAAGGTATGTGGGCAGGCAATATCCGGCTAAATAGGGGGTAAAAAAAGTATGGCAGTATATGGTGTACAATGGACGCAGGGGGCCGACACTTATGCACGACCAACATGCGCAGCAACGGCGGGGGGTGCGAACGTAAACGGGTTTACACACCTAGCAGTCACGGCTCCAACCAATGCCGAAACGGTAGCGGCGGTCGCGCAAGCAAGTTTAGTCGATCCTTGGTTAAGCATGACGCGCTGTAACCTTTGGAGCGATGGGGCGGTCACGGCAACGTACGGAGATCGTTGTTATACCGACACCGACGTTGCTAACATGGGTCAAGCGATGGTCAAACTGAAAAAGTTTTGGTACACCACAGACCATACGGCAGAGCCGATTTATCGTTGGTTTATTTCTAACACCGGAACCGAAACTGTTAGAAATTCCGCAGACACCGCGAATTTAACATGGAAGGTTCATCCGGCTTTTACACGTAATAGCGTGACTAAAGCTCAAATTTACGTTGGCACTTATGGAGGATACTATAATGTTGATGCGTCATCACCTAATTACCATAAACTCGAATCTAAAAAAGGGGTAACGCCAACAAATACTCCATATCAACTCTCGAATTTCCGAGGATGGGCCGAAGCGCGGGGGACAGGTTGGGAACTGTTTGACTTCCTAACGTTAAGCGCCGTGCAGTTGTTGTATCTTATTGAGTATGGGACTTTTCATATCCCACTCGCGATCGGAAACGGGGTAACGCTGGATGCCGCCGTACATATTACCGGCGAGACATCTGCTTACGGTAATGCGACTTATGGAACCGCTGCAAATCAAACGACGGCAATGTGTTATAGGGGGATCGAGAACCTATTAGGCAATCTTAGCACATTTATAGACGGGATAAATATTGACTCATACGTTCCGGCGATTGCCGATCACGGTTTTGCAGATGATACGTACACAGGAACATACACAAGCACCGGCTTAACTACTGTAACCGCAACGGGGACAAAGTTTGATGACCTCCTTGTTGACGCGACATATGACTATGCGTTTATGCCAAAAACTACAGGGGCTGCGGGGGCGGTTCATCTATGTGCTTTGGTGTGGTCGGCTACTGGTGCGAGGGGACTTTTGTGCGGCGGTGCGTATGCGTCACAGTATTATCCGTCCTTTTTTACGTGGATAGCAGCGGGGGCCGAAGGTGTATCCGGAACAGACAAAGGTTCAAGACTTGAATATATCGGATAAACAGAAGCCCATAATATTATGACAAAACCCACAACAACATCTCGGCTACAATTTCTCGATAGTGCGAATAGATACCTAGATGGATACACCGTCATTGGAGCGAGACAAGACTGTATTGATGTATGTTTAGAATATGGTTACGACGCACACCTTGGCGCTAGTAGTTCATGGGGTATGGTGGGTTTAGACCATTATTTCGAACCGAGCGTAGAAGCGTTAGAGAATACCCGCGTCGGAGCAGAGGCGTTTGTTGACGCCGGAGTGGACGTTTGGATGGAAACGACTGTTACGACAGTGTACGCGAGCGATTACCTATATCCGACCGTCTTGCCTACAGCGTATCAGTGTTATCCCACGGATGGAAACACCGATTATCTTGGGATTCCTTTAGGTCATTCATATACAAAAACCAATCTTGAGGGATATGAGTCATTATATGGCGCATGCTTCGATTATTGGGAAGAATTAGGGCCACACTTCAAAGGCTATAATTATGAATGCACGTTTGACGTATTCTCGGAATGGTTTAGGGATAGAACGACTAAGCCAATTAGTTATAATATGATCGGGAACCCTACGTTCCCGTGTAGTTTATTTCATTATAATGAGGATACGTTGGACGAACGCCTTGCACAAGTAGATCAAGTGGAATATTCTTTCTTTCATCAAGACGACCTAGCGACACAGACCCCTTGGATGACTTACATACAAGATACTTATCCCGATATGCCGCTCGGCTGTAATTTTGCGTATATCGTAGAACCGGCGACGGCGTGGGGGCCTACCTTGGGGTTAACTGACATTATATCAGTAGCAGACCAAAAAAGCAGATTACGCACCGCGATGTTGGGGGTAAAGGCGGTTATAGGTAACTTCGATTTTACAAATCCATATTTTAGATGGCGACCCTCGCCGGATATTGGATACGATACGATAGAAGATCAAGTTAAGTTTTATAATGAATTGGCTCTTACCAGTTCGGGAAATAAAAATGTATGGAATATGCAAAGTATGGGACTCCCCCCTTATTATTCCGGTGCGTCTATTTGCGTTCATAACTCCCCAAAAACAGATACCTTTGCAAACACCGGCAACGAAATAATACTCTTAAAAGACTACGCTGCCGCCTCCACGCTCGGCATAACCGTAACTTCGACCGACACACTAACCCGCGAAGATTACACTCTTGCACTCTCACCAGATCGCGGCACGTTTATAGGCCCATATCCCCTCGATGAATACGGGGCGCTTCCTACGATCACTTATGATAATACCAACCTTTATGTTTCAATATTAAAAGACAAACCTTATTCTCCTTTGAGTGGAGGTGGATAACTTGGTAGACACAACCATAGAACCACAGCGCCTTCCGTGCACACCCACATATTCGGCGGCCGGTGTGCAGGATTATGTCCTATTAACCCCAACTACCTTTTTGCATTATCTCAACGATTCTGCAACCTCAGTTGCATTAGTTGTATCATCTATCGAATCTGACTCAAAAGGTAGTTATCATTGTTATGTAGTTAGCATACCTGCGGGTGATGAAACGTTAGTTGGCCCCTTTAACCTAACTCGGTATGCGACAATCATCTCGATTTCGACTGCGTGTAAGTATCCCGGGGATGTTACCGTTGCCGCACTGTGGACACCACTCACAAGCGTTATACCCAGACATCATGATCTGGCGGGGGTCATTCATTCCGCTCCACGGTGCCCTGTTGTGTTAGAATCACGGGGTGGGCGGCATTCGAGCTTACTTGAATTAGACTTAACGGTGGATACATAGGAGAGAAAATGACGAACAGCTTTGATATGTACGAAGGCGAAGATGCTGAACCGTATTACCCGGTTGAGGATTCCACAGGCACTAGGATTGACCTTTCTGATGTAGAAGAAGTAACATTCGTTGCAGCAGATACTGATGGCTCTGTGTTCCTCACGCTCCACCTAAGTGATGACGATACTCAGATTTCAATAGATTACGACCCGGAAGACAAATCACCTTCTATAACAAACACGATATTTGTACACTTAATCAGCGATAATACAGATGGACGCATAGGCACATGGCGTCACGAAGTTGCTGTTTTGCTTGCAGGAAGAAGAACGGTAGTATTCCCGGCCACCGTTGGAGAAGAGGCTACGTTTGGTGTTGTAGAATCATTGACATGGAACGAAACAACTCACTTACCCAGATTGATGCGCGTTATGCCAAAGATGACTAAGGCGACTAGAATGAAACTATGGCCGGAGAAGGTCGAATAAATGACGCGCTCTACAGTGAATGAAGTGGTTTACCAAGGCGAGGAACTTGTTGTTCCTTTCGTTATAACGGACGCAGATGGCGATACTATTGACATTAGAACTGCAACGTTTGAGTGGGTGCTTTATGACATCCGTGAGGGGGTCGTCGCTAGAAAGGCGCTTGCTGATGGAATTGCATTTGGTGTCGCAAAAGAAGGGCAAGTGGCCGCAACGCTTCCCATTACTGATACGGAATCACTATTGACGGTGCCATACCAACACGAACTCGCAATGACGCTTGATGGTAATTACTCTATTGAGGCGACAGGGACTATTACAATACTTAAGAATATCGCATTATTATAAAGGGAATAAGGAAAATTGGAAATTGGAATATAGGAACTAAGGAGTAACAAAGGAAAAATGTCTGATGTAGAACAACTAGGCGGCAAGTTTTTGCTGTATGTATTAACGGCGGGCACAGTGGAAAGCCCCACGTGGACGAAAATAGGTGGCCAGCGAAAGGGCAAACTGGGTAGAAAAAGAGATGTTGTCAAGGCACAGCACAAGGACTCTTTCCCGAACTACAGAAAGGTAAGAGGATACAGAGACTGGACTTTTGATTTTGATGGTGTGTGGATCACGGACAACGACACAGGCGTGCAGGACGCCGGCCTTAAGTACCTGCAAGAATGCGACAATATCGGCGAGGATGCGTGTATACAGGTAGTCACACCTATAGATGGTGAACCGGCAGGCACAGGGTCAACATACACAGGATACGCCGTAGTGGCGGAACTCGACATAGACGGGCCGCATGATAATTTAATTACTTACACAGGGAAGCTCGAAATAAACGGCGACATGACGTTTGAAGAGTGAGTGGGGAAAAAGAGATGGTAGTAACTTTACTAACACCCATCGTGCCCACGCTTAGCGGAACTGCTCCTTCGGAGCTCGTGTTCACGGCAGCTGCAGCGGATCAGTGGGCACCCATAGCCACGGATATGATGACCCTGGTGTTTATCAAGAACACCGACAATCTCGTATCACACTCGTTGACGTTCAAGCACTACAAGACAGGCGATGTGGACGAAGTCGTATCAATAACGGGTGCAACCGCAGGAGCAATGAAACTCGCAGGGGTTCTCCTTCCATACAGGTGGGCAAACAGGGTAGCAGCGACAACGGCGTTAGGATTAGGCAGCAATCAACTTACGTGGAGTCAAAACACTGGAATGAGTATCGCAGTGGTTCACGTGCCATACGCTTCTAAGTGAGTGAGTAAACAGGAGATAAAATAATGGCAGCAATAGAAATAACACCAATCGTTCCCACGCTTGCAGGCACCACCTTCGCAGTTACGGCGGCGGTTGCTGGTTCCGATGAGTATGACTATATCCCAATCAGCTCAGCTCTGAGAACGTTGGTTGTAATATCAAATACAGAAGCATCTGGAAACACTATGACCTTCACGAGTCAGGCAGACGAGTGGGGCAACACAGGCGCATCTCTGAATAAAACTATCACAATCGGAGCAAGCAAAACATATATCACAGGCACTTGGTTGCGTGACCGATGGGCCGACCCTACTGACGGTGCGAACACTTGTACAGTTTCATATAGCGACGCGGCTCACACGAGTATCGCAGTGATTAATGTGCCTAACGCTTCGAAAGATTAAATGGTTAAATGGCTAATATAAGCGCATACCCCCTCGACGCAATGGTTTCAGACGGAGCATATAACGCTACGTTCTCGGTCTATCGCGCCACAGAAACGCTTAACGATAGTGGTGGGTTGTCAAAGGCATGGACACTTGTGGACACAGGCATAGGTCGCGCTAGAGAATACAGCGATAACGAACGCTTGGCAAACGAGGGGCGTAAGGTGGAAGAAAGTCACAAGCTCTACTGCGAACCAACGCTTGATGTGCAGCGGGGTGACGTGATAGTAGTCACTAACGCACCCCAGGGCGGCTCTAAAACGTTCCTAGTGATACACGCACACCTTCCTGATAACGTCATGCACCACTACGAAATCAAAGCAAAGTCGTTCCTGTATGGCAGCAGTGAAACGCCGATGGGGTTTGACGTTCTTTAGGACAAAATAATGAGCGGAATAAACTTCTCAGCTACCTATAAAAGCAGCATCGACAACGAGGCCATCATGGAGATGGTAAAGAAAAAGGGCGGGCCAGCGGTTAAAGCGAAAGCCGAAAAGGTATGTCAGGTTGCTAAAGATAACGCCCCCGTGGATACCGGTGCATTACAGGAATCAGGACACGTAGTAGAAAAGGAAAAAGACGTTGTGTATCAGATAGTGTTTGATGCTAAATCTGAGGGCAGTAGTGATTCTTATGCACGATGGGTAGAAGAAGGAACATCCAAGATGGACGCACAGCCCTACTTACGACCGGCGGTATTGGCGGCTAAGGGTAAAGATTGATGGAGCTCGCTTCGCTCGCTATAAGTTGTTAACCTTGGGTAACAAAGGACTAAGCAAATGACCTACCAACTCACCAAAGCAATCTATCAAATGCTCATCAACGACTCTAGTGTAACCGACCTCCTTACCACCTATCACAGCGTCCCAGCAGTGTTTACCTTTGCCCCGCAACCCGAAAGCGCGCAAAAACCATTAATCATAACTGAAGGATCTGTAAG